AAGAAACTGTAGTTTTAGCAGATGATGAACTAGAGTCAGAGTTTACGATAGAGTTCCCCGAACGAGAATTACCAGTAGACGCAGTACCACTAACACAGGCACCACAACAATTACAAGACTATGCCCTAGAGCGTTGTATGCCTATAGATGAATTATTGTGGAGTAATACAAAACCTGCTAGAATGTATAATAGGGTGATTATACCCTGCACCTGGCAGGGTCGTGTCATAGGATCAACTGCGAGGGCGGTAGACCCAGGCACTAAGCCCAAGTACTTTAATAACTATGAGAATAACTATGTATACGGCATAGACAGGCAGGTGGAGAGTGGAAAGTTTAGTATAGTGTGTGAAGGTATTATTGATGCAATGACTATTGGTGGTATCGCAACACTCACAAACAGATGTAATGAAACACAAGCACAGATTATTGACACTGTAGGAAGAGAAATTGTTCTTGTTCCTGATAGAGATCGAGCAGGACAAGCACTAATAGATGATGCACTTGAATACGGATGGAGTGTTAGTTTCCCTGAGTGGGAGGCTGACGTTAAAGACATTAATGCCGCTGTTATACGCTACGGTCGTTTGTTTACACTAAAGAGTATCATTGATGCTAAACAGACTAACAGATTAAAGATTAATTTGATGAGGAAAAAATGGATATTTGGTTAAGTTTTCTTCCTGGGAGTGGTGCTAGTGGTATAGAAATGATTCTGCGATCTTGTACTAACTTAGAAACTCTGCCAGTAGTTGATTTGTGGAGCAAAGAGAAAGATTGCATAACAGGACATGGAAACTTTAAACAATGGCATCCTAGAACTGAAAAAGATCTTTTTAATCCAGAGTACATTAGTGTCAAAGATAATATTTTTTACCCCTATAGTGCCAATGCCAACACTTAAAGGTTATCAAATATTAGAATATATATCTACTAAACCAGGCATAAAATTTTATCTAGGACCGTCGAACAAAGAAAGTATTGAGTTTGCAGTAATAACAAAACAAAAAGTGCCTAGATATCCAAGTGACACAGTATGTTTAGACCATGCTACTAACTGGAGCACTGGTAGTTTAGAACAATGGGAAATTAGAGAAGCAATAAGTCTAAACTTTATGCAATGGTTTGTGCATCAAATGATGGAGCAATGGCAAATTGCGACTGATCTTGGATTTACGTGTATAGATACATTGGAAATTTTTCAATATTATCCAAGAGTAGTTGATAGTATAATAAATCAACTTGGTTGCAAAATTAAAGATAATAATATGTACAAACACCAGGCACAGCATTGGTTTGATGGACAAAATAAAATATGGGACGATTGGCATAGCTATACAGAGTATAAACGAGGTAGGGTAAACTAACAGGAGATATTGTACAAGAAGCAATGATCCAGTATAATTTAAGAGAGCAAGGGATAGAATTAAAGTGTTATGGACTTAATACGTTCCCAGACGCACAGTCACTAAAGGAATATTATGAGTAAAGAATACACTCCAGATTTACAAAAACTTTTCATTGAGATGATGATGCAAAATGCACAAAATTACGTCAGAGTGCAGAACATCTATAATCCAGAGAACTTTGATCGTAGCCTTCGTGACGCCGCGGTTTTTATACAGGACCATTGTGCTAATCACACAACGATGCCCACGTATGAGCAATTACTAGCAACTACGGGAATGGAGGCTAAACCTATCCCGGACATGGTAGATGGTCATAATGATTGGTTCCTGGATGAATTTGAAGGATTTACAAGACGTAACGAACTAGAACGTGCAATCCTTAAGAGTGCAGATTTATTAGAGCAAGGTGATTATGATCCAGTAGAAAAATTAATTAAAGACGCAGTGCAAATTAGTCTAACCAAAGACATGGGCACTGATTATTTTGCAGACCCCCGTGCAAGGCTTATGGCACTTAAAGACAATAACGGACAAGTAAGCACAGGTTGGCCTGCAATGGATCGTAAACTGTTTGGTGGTATGAACAAGGGTGAACTTAATATCTTTGCAGGCGGTTCAGGCAGTGGTAAGAGTTTGTTTATGCAAAACCTAGCAGTTAACTGGGTAACAGCGGGACTTAGTGGTTGCTATGTAACACTAGAGCTTAGTGAAGGCTTGAGTGCAATGCGTATTGACAGTATGCTTACAAACGTGAGCACAAAAGAAGTGTTTAAGGATTTGGATACTGTTGAGATGAAAGTTCGGATGGTTGGCAAGAAGAGCGGTAATTTGCGAATCAAGTATATGCCAGCACAGAGTACAGTAAATGATATTAGAGCGTTCTTAAAAGAATTAGAGATAACACAAGGATTAAAAGCAGACTTCCTGTTAATTGATTATTTGGATCTGTTAATGCCAGTTAGTACTAAAGTTAGTCCAAGTGATTTGTTTGTTAAAGACAAGTACGTTAGTGAGGAACTACGTAACTTGGCAAAAGAACTAGATTGTATCTTTGTTACAGCATCGCAGTTAAACCGTAGTGCAGTTGAAGAGATTGAATTTGACCACAGCCATATTAGTGGTGGTATTAGTAAGATTAATACAGCAGATAACGTGTTTGGTATCTTTACAAGTAGAGCAATGCGCGAACGTGGGCGTTATCAAATACAGTTAATGAAAACACGTAGCAGTAGTGGCGTAGGACAAAAAGTTGACCTAGGTTTTGATCTAGAGAGTTTGCGCATTTTAGATTTAGGCGAAGACGACGATTATCAACAACCAACAGGCTCTAAAATTATGGATTCAATTAAAGCCAAAGCAGACGGTGACGTAGACAGCGGCGATGCAGAAGTGGGTAAGATCACTGCTAATATACAGAGCAGTAAACTAAAAGATATGTTGGCTGGACTAAAGAGTGGGTGATTTATCAAAAATGTCGTATTCCACTGATTCAACTTGACGGTCAGAAATGTTAGATAACAATTTAATCGAAGTAGAAAACTTTTTGCCTGATGCGTTAGTGGATAGCCTAGTAGAGTTTAGCCAAGGAGACGTTCCGTGGGAAACACAAGAAATGCAAGAGCGTCTATCTAGACGCAAAGTAAATTTTATTTTAGATACACCTATCGAAACTACACACAATTGGTTTTCTAAACTTCCAATGTTTGCTCATTTAAATTTTATGGGTATTACTCTGTGGCAAGATGCTCCTACCTTCTATATGAATAATCACGTTGATAATGATAGAGTTAAAGTAGCGATACAGATATACTTAGACAATAGAAATAGTCCTGGTACATGGTTTGAAGATAGAGAAATACGTTATGGCCGTAATAGGGGATATATATTGTTTAACAACACTGTAACAAGCCATGGTGTGCCTGACTGCACTCCACATCAAGGCAGGTTGAGCATATACGCATTATATGATTAATTACTCGGATATAAAAAAATGTGAAATAGAACTCAGTAGTTATTGTAATGCTGAGTGTCCGTTATGCCCAAGGAATCTATTTGGGTATCCATATAATAGTGATTACACAGTAAGGAATCTTACGCTGGCTGATGTACGAACTATATTTGATCGAGAATTTTGTGATCGTGTAGATTTTACTTTTGAAGGCAACTTCGGCGACCCTATAATGAATCCAGAGTTATTGGAAATTGTTGATTATTTAAACAGCCCAATTAAAATTTGTACTAATGGCAGTATGCAAACCCAGTTATTCTGGCAACAATTAGCAGAGCAAAATACACATGTATTATTTGGTATAGATGGATTATCAGGTACTCATGAGATATATCGCCGCGGTACGAAATATGAAACAGTAATTAATAATGCACGAACATTTATTGACGCTGGCGGAACTGCTACTTGGAAAATGATAGAGTTTGATCACAACCGTTCTGAAATAGAGGCTTGTCGTGAATTAAGTAAACAGTTAGGGTTTAAAACATTTCAGTTGGTTGATCACGGACGCAATAGTGGCCCAGTATTTGATCGCACAGGCAAACTAGAACGAGTATTGGGTAATTTTACTGGCAGTACCGACTTATCTCATTATATAGACACTATTGAACATGGGGATATGTTTTTAGAGGATATCCAGGATATTCCTCGAACCGTCTCATGTATGGCACTAAAACAATCTAGCATCTACGTATCAAGCACAGGTGATGTTTATCCTTGTTGTTTTATGGGTTTTAGTCCCCGCACATATGGACAAGGACGCTGGCATCAACCAGTTAATAAACAAATAACAGAATTATTAGATAATAATAATGCGTT